TGCTTCGACAATTGCAACACCAGATAATTGATTATCATTAATACCAAGAGAAGCATCATAAGAACCAAGAATATTCTGGATGAGACTATCGGCACCCATAAATGTTTGCAATAATTCACCGGGTGGTGATACACGTGCAATTTCTTGTGGAGGTGTGGTACGTGCTTCAGGATTTTGTTCAAAAAATTCGTTATAAACAAGAATACTGGCTTTTTGAACATCTTTATATGCCTGTAAAAATTCTTCTTCTTTAGGTAATGACTCTTTTGATACTTTAAATTTATGCTGAACCATATTTTCCAATTCATTGGCTAATGCCACACCAGCATAATTTTTTAAACGCTGTGCACCTTTGGCATGATAAATATAGGGTTTGATAAATTGACGCACATTTCCATTTTTAGGTGTTTTGAGCATAACTGAATTACCATCAACAAATATTAATGGCAACATAGAAAAATCCGTTTCGACGTGTTCAATTATCTGATTTTCAATAAGTCGATAACGTTCAATGGTAATAATATCACTCATTCTTCCTTTGCCAACTATCCCAGGAAATTGTTGAAATCCATCATGGGAGGATTTTTTCTGTTCATATTCCTTTTCAGTCATGGTTTGACCAGTACGAAGTTTAACAATTTTAACTCTTTTCTTTTTCTTCTCGTAAAAATCAGCAACAATTAAAGTTTCTTCATTATCATTTAAATAGGACCAATTAAAACCGGAGAAAGAACGATTAAATGAAATAGTTTCTAAGGAAATATCAGGATAATCAGTTTCAAAATCTTCTTTTGCCATGGGGAATAATTCAAAACAATAACGCCCATCGCCTTTATGAGAATATCTTGCCAATTCATCAAATCCGCATAAAGTTGGATCAAATACTCGTTCAAAGTTAATAACTTGATCTAGTGATTTAGGATTTGCATATTCTGTAAGAACTTTGAAAACACTAAATCCACCTGATAGAAGATCTTTGTAAACTTCATATCGTGTATGATGATTTTTATTATCAAACATCATGTGACGGAGATGTTTATCTACTAACTCAATAATAGCGGGATCAGCTTTATCAGAGTCATCTGCTGATACTTCTATTGAAGGTTCTTGCTTACTAAATTCGCCAAGTAAACGACTGATATATGCCTCAGAGACATTAAACTCTAACTGAGGTTTTCCTTGGGACATTAAAAGAACTATTTCATCTGGGGTATATGTCGAATCAAAGACAAAACGCCTAAATTCATTCCATCGGTCATAATTAGGTTTAAACCCATCATGGGTTCGTTTTACTATGTTTTTAATTCGTGATAATTGATCTTGATACCGTTGGGCTGGAACATCCATGTTCCTATCCTTTTATCCAATTTAATTATTTAAGGTTTGTAGATACTTTTCCTTAACTGATTTATTTTAGTATAGTTAGACATTAGGTTTTTCGCCTGTTGATTATAATCATACGGATTAATGATACGGCTGACTATAATCTTTTCAATCAGCGCTAATTGTACCGCTATCTGAGCCGTATCTGCTATATCATCTCTATCATGTGTATCATTTGCTGTTATTTTACGCATATGTTCTAAAACTAACTCTTTATGACCAGCCCGAGAGGAAAGAGATATTTGCCTGCTAGCAACATATTGCTGCATATCTAAAAATCGATCCATTTTAGATTTACCGGAAGCGTTTCGCTCAACTTCAATGATTCTAATACCACGGAGTTTTTTTAAGACAGAGAGTAGCGTGACACCTGTTGATTTCTTTTCAATAGCAGCTATCATCGGTGTGACGTGATGACGACAACAATGCGTATAGAAATCCATGAATTCTATTTCCAGGTCTTTTGGTTCAACCCATATCTCACGACAATCAATCCAATGAATGCCATAAGTATCAGTTTCTGCCCGATCATTCTTAATCTTATAAACCCCCCAGAAGGAAAAGACTGTGGCATTATTATATGTCTTAGCAGTCTCAGCTGTGTCGGCAGTAATGAATGTCGCCAACATTTCGGGTTCTTCATCTGTGAGATAGAACCACTCAGGCTTAAATACGGAACCGCCCGCTGGTTGCGGATTTTGTTGGAATTGTGCTGAATAGACATAAGGATTACGTTTTTCCATCTCCAATAACATATCTCTGGTATGCAAAGCTGGATGTAAGGCATTTCCCGCCTCATCAAGCGCTGGTATAGAGATTAGGGTATATCCACATTCATTAATAAGATAAGACGCTAGATCAGACTCATGGACACGTTGGCCAATGAATATTATAGGAGTATTAGAATTATTACGTCGCGATATCATGGTATTATCATACCAGTCGATGACACCTTCTCTAATGGTATCGGAAGTGGCTTCGTCTGGTTTATGCATGTCATCCATAATGATACAACCACTAAAACGGTCGGTAATACCACGAACACCAGCCCCACGACCGGTAATAGTACCCCCTGCTCCCGCTGCATATACGGCTCCTTCTCGTGATGTTTCAAAACTATGTTTAGCTTGGGAATTCTCTTTAAGATGTACATTAAAGAGATTGCGGTAATCTCTTAACGTAATAATAGATTTAACCGTTGCAGTTTGTTTGGCAGCTAAATCATGACTATATGACGTATAAATATAATTACTATCGGGCCATTGCGCCATTGTCCACGCAACAAAATGAATTGCCATTTCTGTTTTACCATATCGAGGTGGTACATTAATTACTACATTCTGTAGATTACCTTTTACAATTTCAACAAAGGTATGCCCTATTGTATGGTAATGTGATTCTCTACCATTTGGATTAGATATCTCAAATTCTCTACTTGTTCTAATTTTATACATGCACTGAGTAAAATAGAGAAATGATGAATACATTTTTATTCGATGAGACTTTAACTTTTCATTATATTCCCTATTAAGCACTACTTTATCCTTTTTTATTCTCTATTAAGGTTAATCGTTCTTCTAAGGAAGCCAATCGCATAATGGAATGGTCTGATACTTTAAACTTTAGTATGTTATCCAAATAATTTTGATAATCAGTTTTTGCATCTTCTGATATTTCTTTTATTTCATCCATTGAATTTGCTAGATTATGCAAATCTAATAAAAGATAATCAAACTTAGCATATCTATTTTTAAATATGTTATCTATCTTCTGTTCTAACTTATCTTTTAATATTAAAAAGCGTGCGTCAAAATGGACAGAGAAATTCTCATGAGTCTGTTCGTATTCTTTTCTTAATTCTCTATGCGATCTAATACGTAATCTATTCTCATTAATTATTTTTATTTCTACTTCTTTTATCTTATTTAATGTCTCTAATACAACTATATCTTTTGCTCGTATTTCCAATACATCACTATCTAATCTATATATCTTCTTCCATAAATGATTATGTCCAGATAAGTACATCTTTAATTGTCGCCACTTCTTCACTATCCAATTCTTTATAATTAATCGTTGTATAGAATCCATTCTCAATCATTCTCCCAAATAATCACGACTTTTAATATTAGCGAATAATTCTTCTAATTCTTCTGCCTTCTCTTTTATCTCATTAATTAATGCTGTGTTTTCTAGTTTCATTATTCTTCTCCGGCTATTCGAAATAAAATTACTTGATGTGCATCATTACGACCTGATATATCTACCTGCACTAACATACAATATGACATGATTGCTAGTGTTACTACTCCAGCACAGATAAACATACCTAATGATACTGCTATAAAGTTCTCTAACCATTCATTCATATCCCTTACCTCCCCATCGTCTACAAGGAACTATATTGTATGACAGATAGTCACAATAGAACTTAACCTTCTTCCATCCATAACCTAAACATACTCTACATTCATTCATGGGTTATCATCCTACATACTATTGTACAAATATATGATATAACAATTGGTTAAGAGAACCGCAAGGTTGCTCTTAATGCTTCAGCGTGCGCAGACCCGTTTTGCAAAGTTGCGAGGTAGCAACGAGTTATTCTTCTATTATATTTTTGATTTTCTTTTCCTCTGTCCATCCCATTTCTAATTTCGTTATCACATCATCACATTGCTTATTAAAACATTTCTGACACAGATATTTAATCTCTCCATTGAAATCAACTACTTTAAATTTATCACTGATCGTCATATTGCAACTATGTTCTGAACTATATATTCCTTCATGTATCATATTTATACAAATCCCTGTAAAAATTTTATAATATTATAACTGAAAAGTTAGAAATTATTTTATAGATAAGTGGGGTAGGGCGGGCAGCGGTATAGCCATATACCCATATAAATATATCCAGATCCTATGGGGGTAGCCTGAGCACGTCATCCTGGGGACAGACCGAGCCGATTGAGGTATAAGTATATGATTTAACTGTATTTATATTCGATGCCGAGTTGATCTAGCGTTTCGATTGTAACGTCGATGTTTAAGTTAACCGTCTTTGCGGGCGCGTGAAACCCTTTCATGCGGTTAAGTTCAGCGATCGCTCTAATACTAATCTCTCTATCGCTACATTCAATATGATCTAATAGCTTTGAAACTATCTGCTCAAACGTACACGTCATCAACTTATCGCTATGACTACGAACTCGTGCTATCTCAGCGATGACTAATTGATTGCGTAACAATCTATGACCAGCTGCGAGTTCATTTTTAACTGAGATTTTTGCGCCTCGTATTGCTTCTATAATATTTCCTGTGACCACATATATCTGTACAAATAATATCTGTTGTGGCGTTAATACTAATCGTTT